CCTCCAGGATGGCAAGAAGTAGCTGCATAATGAGTTTGACACAAACTCAATTTTTTAGTAAAGTAAACGCAAATAAGGAATTTAAATTATGGCAAACTCAACATCAGCTAGTTTAAAATTAACAGTACAAGCAACTGGAGAAAACTCAGGAACTTGGGGACAAATTACAAATACTAACTTACTAATTCTTGAACAAGCAATTGGTGGTTATGATGCATTTAACGTAACTAACGCATCTAGAGCATTAACTTTTACAAATGGTGCCTTATCAAATGGTAAGAATGAAGTTATTAAATTAACAGGAACTTTAGAAGCTAACGTTAATGTTACTATTCCAGATTCTGTAGAAAAAACTTATCTTGTTGAAGATGCATGTAATCACGCTGGATACACTTTAACTTTTAAAACTACATCTGGTACAGGTGTACTTTTATGTGAAGGTCACACTTACACTTTATATTCTGATGGAACTAATGTTGTAAAAGCAGGTGAACTTAAAAAATGGAGAGCAATCTCTGCAGCAGAAACAATTCAAGCAGGCGCTCAAGTTTTAGTAAATACAAATGGTGGAGCAGTAACAGTAACACTTCCATCATCACCAGCTTTAGGTGATCAAGTAAATTTTGTAGATCAAGGTTATGATTTTCAAACTAACGCACTAACTGTCGGTAGAGCAGGTTCTAATATAGCTAACTCAGCAGCTGATCTTGTAGTTAATACACAAGGTGCAGCTTTTGGATTAGTATATTCTGGAGATGCTACAACAGGATGGACTTACACGGAGAAATAATATGGCAGCAAAAGGAAATTGGACAATAGTATTTGAAGATAAAGCAATCATTAAAAATTATGCAGAAGGTGCTAATGAAGGTGTTGGATACAGAATTGATGATGATGCTTTTTGGAATCAATCAAAATTTTCTAATATTTGGGCTATTCAATATGGCACTACTAATACTTCTGATGAAGTAGAACATAGAGATCAAACTCCTCATTGTAGTTATGCAGATGCAGATTTAGGTGACATTAGTCAGTTTAGTAATAGATGGGACTCAGCTCACTTATCTAAATTACAATCAGATTGGGATGAAAATACTTTATCAATTGAAGACCCAGAAGGATCAGAAACTTTTAGAGACGAAACAGAATCGGAGAAAATTGCTAGACTAGGCGCAAGACCTACATCATATTCTTCGTAGGAGAAAAAATGGCAAATTACGAAGGAACAAAATACGATTACTCAGGGGCAAATCTTACCGGTATTGAAGGTATCCCTACCGCAACCATTATACCATGGTCTACTGCATCAGTACCATCAGGTTTTTTAGAATGTAATGGTCAAGCAGTTTCAAGATCAACATATTCTGCTTTATTTGCAATCGTAGGTACAACTTACGGAGCTGGAGACGGTTCATCTACTTTTGCTGTTCCAGATTTACAAGATAATATAGCATTAGGTAAATCTAACAACAAAGCTTTAGCGTCAACAGGTGGTGCTAATACTGTAGCTAAAACTGGAAATATAGGTGGTTCAACAGCCAATGCAACTTTATCAACTCCACAACTTGCTTCTCATAATCACAATTCAGGAGTATCTACGGGTCCCGGTAGATTTAGAAAACAAGATTTTGGCGCACAATATCAAGCAGCAGCTAGTAATGGTTCAGCTACACCAAATACAGGTTCTGGTGGTGGACATTCTCATAATATGAGCGCCAATTTTTCTGGGGATGCAACTTCAGTTATTCAACCTTATTTAACAATTATATACGTAATAAAAACTTAGGATAAATTATGGCAAACTACGAAGCAACAAAATATGATTTCGACGCAGCAAACCTTACAGGTATTGAAGGAATTCCTACAGCAACTATTGTGCCTTGGTCTGATTCTTCAGTTCCATCGGGTTTTTTAGAATGTAATGGTGCAGCAGTTTCAAGATCAACTTACTCAGCTTTATTTGCAATTGTTGGTACAACTTATGGCGCTGGAGATGGTTCAAGTACTTTTAATGTACCTGACTTACAAGATAATGTACCAGTTGGAAAATCAAATAACAAAGCAGTAGGATCAACAGGTGGTGCTAATACTGTAGCAGCTACTGGAAACGTAGCAGGTAGTACAGCTAACGCAAGTTTATCAACTCCTCAACTAGCTTCTCATAGTCACCCAAGAGCTTCAACTTTTGTTAGACCTCCAAATAAAAATAACAACCCTGGACAGGATAACCCAGAGTATACAGCATTCGGTAACTCAAATACTAGTTTAGGTAACGCTGGTTCAGGTGGTGCACATAGTCATAATATGAGTGCAAACTTTACTGGTGATGCTGTTTCAGTTTTACAACCTTATTTAACAATTATATACGTAATAAAAACTTAGGATAAATTATGGCAAATTATGAAGCAACAAAATATGATTTCGACGGAGCAAATCTTACTGATATTGAAGGAATTCCTACAGCGACTATCGTTCCTTGGTCTTCTTCATCTGTACCATCTGGATTTTTAGAGTGTAATGGTCAAGCAGTTTCAAGAAGTACTTATTCAGCATTATTTGCTGTTGTAGGAACAACTTATGGTGCAGGTGATGGTTCTTCTACTTTTGCTGTTCCTAACTTGTCTGACAATGTAGCAATTGGAAAATCTAATAATAAAGCTTTAGCATCAAGTGGTGGTGCAAATACCGTAACAACAACTGGAAACGTTGCGGGTAGTACAGCAAATGCAACTTTATCAACTCCACAACTTGCTTCTCATAGTCACAATAGAGGATATGCTAATACAGGTAGTGCTTTTAAACGTAATAGACCATCGGGTCACCCGTATTACGGACCTACAGCCAGTCCATCGACTTCAAGTAATACAGGTTCAGGTGGTGGTCACTCTCATAATATGAGTGCAAACTTTAGTGGGGATGCAACTTCAATTGTGCAGCCTTATCTAACTATAATGTATCTTATAAAAACTTAATTATCTTAACATCATCCAAGACGTTAAAATATATTTTTTACCGGAAAGCGGTGGATTACCTCTATGTAAATAAGGAAAGGCAGCAGGCCAAATAACTATTCTACCTTTTTTAGGTTGCACTCTTTTAGAAAAATGTAAAAATTCTGTTTCACCACCTTCTTCAACATCATTTAAGTAAATAGAAAAAACAAAAGCTCTACGTTCATTATCATGTCCTTTTCCATGTTCTATATGCCAAACATGATAACCTTCTGTAGGTAAAGTTTTTTGTATTTTTAAATCTGTAAAATAAAAAGACTCTTCATAAGCTTGGTCTGCACCTGTATTTTTTACATAATGATTCCAAGCTATATCAAAATTTAACATCATTGGTTTTAATGATTCCCACCAAACATCTATATTATTAGGTGCTGCAAAATATTGTTGATCTTGTTTATGTATTATAGATGATTTTTCAAAAGCTATTCTATTTAATGTATTATTAAATTTATTTTGATCTTCAAATAATTTAATAGCTTTATCACATTCTTCTGGTCTAATATAATTATCGTAGACGCCTATGAAGTTATTTATATTGACGGTTTTTTCAATCGCATCCATTTTAATTCCTCTTCGTGTGCTATTTTTCCTGTATTTTTAAAATACTTATCATATCGATGTTTTGTGAAATGTCCAGTTTTATCTACATAATGAAAAAAAACTTGTGCCATTCCTTCACCTTTATATATACCTGGCCTCCAGTGTTTTTGAAAAATTCCATTATACATAATACCGTCACCCTCATCTAATTCAAATTTTTTACCTTCAATTATAATAGGCCAGTCATCATTTTTTTTAATACATGCGGTAATAGATACTTCACAAGAAGGTCTATCTATGTGTTTTCTTAAAGTTCCTCCAAAAACATAATATCTCCAGTAAGCATAAGTTTGAAATAATTTTAAGTTACTTTCTTTTTCTACTAAAGGTAATTTTTCATCTAATAAAGCAGTCATTAAAGGATCGTTGTACCATGCAGGTGAAAATGGGTGTCCATCTACACCATCTAACGTAAAATCTTTATTTTGATCTAATTTATAATAACAATATTTTTGAAGAATATTTAATTCTTCTTTATTAAAAAAATTTTTAATTACTTTATTCTTTATTGTAGCCATGACACTATACTATATCTAGTTCCTTTTGTTATAGGTTGAATACTATGCGGATACATGAAATTACTTGGAAAAAATACTATTGATCCAGTGTTTAGTTTTAATCTTTTTATTTCTTTTTCTTTTTGATCTGTGAAAATTAAATCTCCACCTTTATATTCATTATTTAAATTCATAATAATACTTAAATGTCTAGGAGAATTTGTGCCATGATCAGTATGTACATTATATTTACCACCAACAGTATATCTTAATAAATCTATTTGATTAATTATAGAACTTTCCATTTGTGGAAATTTAATTTTGTAAAAACTATATAGTCTCTCTATTTCTTTTTTTATATAGTTCCAATAAAAATTGTCTGTAGGAGTTTCTGTATGTAAATGATAACCTTTTACATTTCTTATATTTTTATGTAAGCCTCCAGTGACAGTTAAATAGTTTTTTGCTTTATGATCTATAAAAGGTATAATTTTTTTTAAAAAATCTTTATCAATTATATTGTCTAATTTAACAATTGCCTCTAAATGATCCATAATTTTATTAACAAACTTCTTCAGTGTTGAAAGATATTATTAATCTCTCCTCGTCTTTTTTCAATGTTTTAACTTCATGAGGAATCATTGAAGGAAATAATAATAATGTATTAGCTTTAAATTTATGATCATATAGCTCAAGCTTTTTACTGTAGAAAAAAGTTGAGCTAGGATTGTTTCCTTTTATATAAATAATTCCAGAATATATAGAAGATTCATGAATGTGAATAGAGTGACCATGATCTGTATTATATAACTGAGCCCAATTGTTATCCAGCAACAATTTATGTTGATCTAAAATATCAGTGATTTGTTTTTTTAAATTTTTTAATATAGGAAAATTTAAAATGTTAAATGTGGTAAAAGTAGTTTTACACTCTGAGATTTCTTTGGACCCATATGCATCTAAATTTTTTACCATCATTAAAATTTGATTTACTTCTTCGTCGGTAATTTTTAATATATATTCATAGAATAGATTTTCATGAGCAAATGGATCAAACTTTATCATATTATATTGATACTTTCATTTTCTTTATTTATAAGATATAAAGCACTATATGCTACAAAAATTAAATTTCAAGCCTGGTTTTAACAAGATGGTCACAGATTCAGGAGGAGAATCTCAGTGGGTTGATGGTGATTTTGTTAGATTTAGATATGGATTACCTGAAAAAATAGGTGGTTGGAATCAATTATCTATTGCAGGTGAAACCTTACCTGGAGTAGCACGTGCTCAACATACTTGGACATCTTTAGCTGGTGAAAGATATGCAGCTATTGGAACTTCACAAGGTTTATTTTTATATTACGGAGAACAGTTTTTTGACATTACACCATTAGATGCGGCTATAACAGGATGTACATTAACTACAGTTAATGGTTCAAATGTTTTACAAGTTAATAAGGGATCACATGGATTAGAAGTTGGAAGATATATAACATTATCTGGAGTAACAGTTACAGGTGATTCAGATTATACAGCAGCAGAATTAGAAGTAGCTTATGAAATTTTAACAGTTGCAACTGCAGATAAATTTACAGTTCAAGCGGTAAGAAATGAAGGAGGATCTGGTATGACTGCAGCAGGAGCTGCAACAGTTAATCCTTATGTACAAGTTGGACCAGTCTTTCAAACACTTGGTTATGGTTGGAGTACTTCTACATGGAACACTTCTACTTGGGGAACAGAAAGAGATACAAGTTCTGTGACTCTGGATCCAGGAAACTGGAGTCTTGATAACTATGGTCAAGTTCTTGTTGCAACAATTAGAGATGGTAAAACATTTACTTGGAATGCAGGTGCAGCAAACGCAAGAACAATTAGAGCATCTACAAGTACTTCTGGTGCATCAACTTCAAATAATCCAACAACGTCAAGACTAACTCAAGTTTCAGATAGAGACAGGCATTTATTTCATTTTGGAACTGAAACAACAATTGGTAATTCATTAACTCAGGATCCAATGTTTATAAGATTTTCTAATCAAGAAGATTTAAATGATTATGCACCTACCGCTATTAATACTGCAGGTACATTTAGATTAGATAAAGGTAATAGAATAGTTGGAGCAGTATCAGGTAAAGATTATACTTTAGTTTTAACAGATAGTGCTGCTTACGTAATTCAATTTGTTGGCCCACCTTTTACATTTAGTATTAGACAAATTGGTTCTAACTGTGGATTAATTTCACAACACGCATTAACTTATTCTGATGGTAAAGTATTTTGGATGTCAGGAGAAGGTGGATTTTTTGTATTTGATGGTACAGTAAAATCTTTACCTTGTTTAGTTGAAGACTTTGTATTTAATACAAATGGCGATAATTTAGGTATAAATTTTAATGCAACAGAAACAATTTATGCAGAACACAATACACTCTATGGTGAAGTAAACTGGTTTTATCCAAAATCTGGCTCAACACAAATTGATAGATGTGTTACATATAATTATGGAGAAAATGTTTGGACAACTTCATCACTAGCTAGAACTACATATGTTGACACTGGAGTTTTTGATGTACCTTATGCAACAGAATATAACTCTACATCTTTACCTGTGTTTTCAGATATTTTAGGTATTACAAATACATATGGAGCAACTACATACTATGCTCATGAAGTTGGAACAGATCAAGTTAATAGCTCAGGTACAACAGCTATTCCTGCATTTATTCAATCTGGAGATTTTGATATTACACAAGTTAGAACTAGACAAGGTCAAGCAACAGGTGCTGTTGACTATAGAGGAGATGGAGAGTTTTTTATGTCAGTAAAAAGATTTATACCTGACTTTAAAATTCTTACAGGTAATTCAAAAATTACATTATTATTAAATGACTATCCAAATAATACTGCATCTAGCTCACCTCTTGGCCCATTTACAATTACGTCTTCTACTGATAAAATAGACACTAGAGCAAGAGGAAGACTCGTAGCATTGAAAATAGAAAATGATAGCACTGGTGAGACTTGGAGATATGGAACTCTAAGACTTGATGCACAACCAGATGGAAGAAGATAATGGCAAAAGTAGTAGTTAGTATACCAGAACCTCAACAAGAATATGATGTATCTAATCAAAGACAAATTTTAGAAGCTCTTGACACTTTAAAAAATCAACTTAACTTTTCTTTTCAACAAGATTTAAAAAATGAAGAAGATCAAAAGGAGTGGTTTTTAGGTGGCTAATTT